ACTCTAGATTCCATCATAGCAGAAAAGTTTCTCTGCTTGCTGTATGCCGCCGCTATCGCTGTTGCTGTGAGGTTGCCTGCTTCTAAGGTTTCATGATTCACGCCGCAGAGATTATCAAAGATTATCTGCTTTATGCGGCTATATGCCGCATTGTTCGCTTCAAACGGCACTGTGATCTGATGCGGTTCTGCACTTCCATCATCATCAACATGGATAACGTGTGTTTTTATCAGATTCGCTATAAAACCAGCATCTGCAATATCATCCATGCCGCCGTAGTTTTTAAGCACCCAGTACACTAATTCAGCCTGTGAAACGTTGTTTACAAGCTGTGAAGCCATGAGGTCAAGTGCAGCTAAGTCCTCACGTACACCGACAATCATTGATTCATTGTTGATGTTGTAAAGCGGATAAATCGGGATCTCAGTTGATTCATCCGATGTGCTGTATACTCCTTCAACACCGTTCCATGTTGCTGAATAGCTGTAAGGTGTTTTCTCCTTGCTGATCTTCATAGCTTCGGATTCTTCCTGTATGTATTCGGTTAATCCATCAGGTTCAAAGAGAGACACACAAAGCGGTTTATCTGTATCTATCTGTGTAAAATAGATATAGTCTTTCGGTCTGCCTGTGTAATCGTCAAGAATCGGGATCGTGTTCAAGAATTTGAGATTCAAGACGGTTTTTTCTCCGTCTGATTCTCCGTAATAGCCATAAGATGCACCGCATATAAGTGCATCGGTATAGATTTCTTTAAGCGTATCATCGAAATCCTCACCGAGTAAAGCCTTATTATTCTCATTGTTGAATCCTATACCATTTGTAAGCAGATGGGCGCAGGATTCGTTGAGAATATTCGGGAAATAGCAACATCTCAGCTTTGCGTTCGGGCTTATCAAGTCCTGATGTGCTATGCCTTTCATATCATAGATAACCTTTTCAACTGCTTCAATATCGGGATTCTCTTTGCGGTAATACTTCATTGCTATGTCAGCGGTCTTGTATGCATCGGACCGCTTAAAGTCGTTTATAGCCTGCTCAATAAATGCTATTCGCTTTGTATCATCATCACCGCATTTGAGCAGATCGTTATGTGTAAGCGTTTCAAACACCCTCTTTCATAAAATCCCCATATTATCACAAAATGGCTTAATACCGAACACCGCCATACAACTTGCGGATACAGCTTGCTAAACTATCTGGAGCATCATCATGCTCTGCAAATTCGTTATAGTCACATATCTGCTGTATGTATTCTTTGTCAGTACCATCAACAAATATAACGTTCGACCACTCCCATTTCAAGTATGTGACGATCTTCATATACTTGTTTTCACTTTCATGGTATGTGTTCGCTCGTTCTCCTTCGAGTTTCAGCATCTTTGCAAGCATTCCCTTATCTGCGTTCTTTTCGCAGTAAAAGCCGCCTGCACAGAATTTTTGCCTAATCGCTATTATCTCAGCCTTAACACTGTCTACTGCCTTATGCCATAATCTGCCGTAAACATAGTATTTGCCGTTTATCTTTCGGCAGATAGTCAATGCTGTATAGTCCTTGTTGTCCTCGTAAGCTGCATCTATGTGAACGAAACGTGCCTGATATACAAGCGTTTGCTCTCCACCAATAACTGGATTCTTAAAGATAATATCCTCAGCTGCTATGTGCTTTAACTCATAGTTTGCCGCAAAGAGAGAGGATAACATCCGTTCTTTAAGTTCTGCAAGTTCCTGTGATGTAATCAGCCCTGTTGTATAACAGTCATACTTCTTCGGATTCGGCATCAGACAGAAGCAGTCCTCAACGTGCCACGGTGTACCAGTGTTGAAGATTCTGCCGCCCCTGTTCTTGATGTTCTGCAATTCCTGATAGACCGTCTTTGTGCGTTCTCTTTCGGCTTTTGATACTCTGTCTTGAACATTTACAATATCATCAGTAAATATCCTGTCAAAGTGCTTACCTGTCAGAGAACCTTTTGAACCTTTGCCGACTAACTGCGCCGTTCCTCTCGGGTCATTCGTCAGATTCGTAGTTAATTCAACTGCGCTTGACTTGATTATTTTAAGTTCAACACCGTATATTGCAAATACAATCTGCTGTGTGACTGGATTTTCAAGTATCTTCTTTACCTGTGCAACGATCTCCTTAGCATCATCATCAGACTTTCGCATAAACATTGTCTTACGATTCGGATAAAGAATAATGATAATCGCAAGGGCGATTGATACAGCTGTGGTCTTATAACTTCCACGATGCGCCTGTAACGTTTTATCATCCTTGCCGAATACCATTTCTTTTATCCACTTGTTATGCAGTTCAGTCAACAGTGTAAATCCTACGCTATGCCCGAATTTGAAAGGATAGTTACATAATACTTCAATCGCTTTCGTTCTCGTCAGCTTCGTAGTCATTGATTGATTCGACAAGGCTGTTCACCTCGTTTCGTGTCTGATCGTCAATGTTGGCTGTTGTGATTTCTTGCTTATCGGTCATGCCAAGATAATTCTTACAGTAAAAGATATGCACCGCAGGATTTTTCTTTGCAAGTTCATAGCCTGCTCTACGCAGTCCAATTTTGCCGATTGCCCTTTTTTCGGCAGAAACCTCCGCAAAACTTTTCTTGTAAGTACGTTTGCACCATCGTTCAATGGTATCAATCGATATTGTTTCGCCTGTCTTATTTTCAATGAATGCTTTTATTTCTTCCTGTGTGCATTGAATGGCTAGGAGCGATTCAAAGTCTTTTTTGTCAATTTCCTTTCTCGGTCTTGCCATTTAATCACCTCTGTTCAATTTGACAGCTTTCTGACCTGTGAATGTTTCCCATCGTTCTATTATTACATCAACATAGTGAGGGTCTAACTCACACATATAGCATTTTCTGTTTAACTGTTCACAGGCAATTAGTGTGCTACCACTACCGCCAAATACATCAAGGACAATCTCGCCCTCTCTGCTACTGCTTTTTATTGCTCTACCGCATAATGCTATCGGCTTTGGTGTTGCGTGACCGCCTGTATGTTCGCGTTCGTCTTTTCCTGCTCTGTCAAAGTGCCACACATTGTTCATATTGTCGTGAGTGTTATCAAAATAGGCGCGAGTTGAATAATATTCCTTCTTGATTTCCTCGTATTCCTTCTTGATTTCCTCGTATTCCTTCTTGAAGCCCTCGTATTCCTTCTTGAAGCCCTCGCCCTTTGCGTGATGTTGCCATGTCTTATATTCTTCCTCTGTCGGCATCATCCATTGAGATTTATCAAACCAATGGCAACCGCTTGTCGGAGAATGACCGCACATTTTCTTCATATCAGCGTTGCTCCATCCCATACGGTCACGCTCTTGTTTTAAGTAAATACGTATCGGCTCCCACGCTTCAAAGTAATTATCTGCATTTTCTGAAAAGCCTTGCACTCCCATCATAACAAAAAGACATTTTTCATCTGCCACAGCATACATTCGATTAGTAGAACTAAGCTGTCCTTTTCCACTTCCCTTATCCCATGTTATAAGGTTTCGGAATGTTATCTTGTTTTCTTTTGCCATCGGCTTCAAGATGTTGCTGTAAATATCCATCAGCGGTTCATCAATACCCCAACAATACCAAGAGCCGTTATCTTTCAATGCTCCGAATGTCAGCGGTATCCACTGACGGTTGAAATCAAGCAAATCATCAAAATTGAGGTTGTCATTTAGGACACCCTCGTTTTCTTTTTTCATTCCATACGGAGGATCTGTGAAAACACAATCAGCCTTTACCCCATCCATAAGCCTATCAATATCCTCAGTCTTTGTGCTGTCTCCACACATCAACCTGTGCCTGCCTAACTGGTATATATCACCGGGCTTTGACTTCGGCTCTTCGGGAAGCTCTGCCTCGAAATCGTCCTCGACTACTTCCGCAGGCTCGTCAAAATCAGGCAAATCAAGGTCAAAGCCAAAGTCTGACATATCAATATCAGTTATGCTGTCCAGTTCAGCCGATAACACATCAAGGTCAAAGTCTGAGTTCATAGTCAGCTTGTTATGTGCCAGACAGTAAGCCTTTCGCTGTTCGTCTGATAAATCATCAAGACGGATTATTGGGAGTTCCTTATAGCCTAACTCCTGAGCCGCTAACAGTCTGCCGTGTCCTTCGACTATGGTGTTATTCCAAACAGCTATCGGGTCACGGAATCCAAATTCAAGTATACTGTTCTTGATCTGCTGTATCTGTTCCTTTGGATGAAGCTTTGCATTATTTTCATATGGCTTGATATCCTCAATCGGGATATACTCGATTTTTAAGTTCTGATTCATATTATCTCACTTCAGTTCAATTTGACAGCTTTCTGACCTGTGAACTTCTCCCATCGGTCAATTATAACATCAACGTATTTCGGGTCTAACTCGCACATATAGCATTTCCTGTTTAGCTGTTCACAGGCTATTAGCGTGCTACCACTACCGCCGAAAAAGTCACAGACCGCATCATTTTCTTCTGTGTAATCATTCAAAATATCTGCAAACAATTTCACAGGCTTTTGAGTTGGATGGAATCTTTCTTTCTCTTTGCCTATAAGCCCATTCCACTCAACATCATATATCTTTACGCTGTTTCTTTTAATATTTGTCCATGCAAGTTCCGCATCTGAAAAAGTTGGCATCGTATTATGTTTATTCCACACAAGCCAATGATTTCCGACAGGCAATTCGTCTGTAAAAAAGTTGCCGCCAAAAATGATTGCATTTTCTGCCATAAGACAAATATAGTCGAATACATCTTTTTCGGGTCTTTTAGAATCCCATTCGTCTTTATAATGTCTGCGTTCTATTGGTTTTCCCTTGCCATTAAAACCGCCTGCTCCAGAAAAACCTTTATCTGCTTTTATGCCATACGGTGGATCTGTCAGAAGTAGTTTAGCCTTTACTCCATCCATAAGCCTATCAATAACCGCAGGGTCGGTGCTGTCTCCGCAGATTAATCGGTGATTGCCTAATTGCCATATATCACCGAGTTTGCTTTTCGGCTCTGCAGGCGGTTCTTCGTTGTAATCGTCCTCGACTACTTCCGCAGGCTCGTCAAAATCAGGCAAATCAAGGTCAAAGCCAAAGTCTGACATATCAATAGTCTTGATGCTGCTGAGCTCCAGATTAAGGATATCGAGGTCGAAGCCGGTGTTCATGGTCAGCTGATTATGCGCCAGCATATACGCCTTGCGCTGCTCGTCGGAGAGGCTGTCCAGTCTGATGACTGGTATTTCCTTGTAGGCCAGCTCCTCCGCTGCCATCAATCGGCCGTGTCCTTCGATGATCTCATTATCTTTCCAGACTGCGATTGGATCATTAAAGCCGAATTCAAGGATTGAATTCTTGATCTGCTGTATCTGCTCCTGCGGATGCAGCTTTGCATTCCTTTCGTAAGACTTCAAATCGCCGATAGGTACATATTCAATTTTTAAGTTCTGATTCATATTATCACCGTCTAAAATGCGGTATAATCGCTTGTATTTTTCATAGGGTAATTATACCACCCTGTTGTTTATCGTGCTGTGTGCGTTAATCTGGTGCGTGTATATACAGAAAAAGCCACAGTATAGCTGTGACTTAATCTGCGCATCTTACCGCAAGGAGGTTATTACCCTGTCCGTATTGCCTGTACACAAGGCACGTTGTAAAAATCCACATATTTTGAAATTGTTGTTCGCGCCTTTATGGTGCTTGAATTAAGTCACTACCTCGATTCAAACATAAAGAGGGGATAGAGGGAGCGAGACACCGCTCCCTTATCAAGAAAGGACAAAAGAACATCAAATCATGATTATGCGTAGAACGAAAGAAAGAGGTTTATTCCATCTGGAATAGATGTGCGGAATTGCGGTAAAGGCATAGCCGCTCAAAGCATCAGCACATTACCGCATCCCACTATACGTATTATAGCACTTTTTCAGGCTGATTTCAACATTAAAATGATGTAATAACCACATCATTTTTGCATTTTACGCCCCATCTTCCCAATCTGGATAAACCAGATCTTTCATATCACAGCTGAGGTATTCAGCGATCAGCCACAAATGCTCTTTGCTGATAGAATCACGCCTGTTCTTGTTGTCCTGAAACGAATAAAACGAGAATCCGCAC